TATTGACCATGCGCGGTCCGATTGAACGGGCAAAAGTAAGGGCCAGAGCGTCTGCCCTGTCCGGAGAGTCCTGATTTCTGCCCTTAAGGTCTTCCTTCTTTTCCATTTGAATTCTATTCTTCTTGTCGTAACCGAACTCAGAAGAAGTAAGGTGGTCATGCAGAACGTGGTCCTCCCCAGGAATGTCAGCCTTTTCCATAAGCCACCTCTTCATCTTGTCCCACATCTCGGCCCTGCCATTAAAGTATTTATCCTCCCTTATTGCTGGAAGCCCCCAATTTATTGGAGTAACCTTATTTCCCCACTTTTTAAGGTTGTCGTACACCCCCCATCCCATATTATATGCGTCAAGAAACACTATATCAGGCTGAATTTCATTCAACTTTTCATTGATGTAAGCCGACAGGTCATACAGGTCGTCTATGCGAAATTCAATCAGATTATGCAGCTTCCTTCCCTGCCTTATGGCGATTACGGAGGCGTCATCCCCCTGCCTTGCTATGTCGATCCCTACGATCTTAGGTTCACTTGACCATACCTTGGCGTCAAGGTCCATGGACATGGCCCTTTCAACAACCTCATTAGATATGAACTGTTCGGATGACTGCCGGGGGAAGGTACCCTTGACACGGACACGAAAGAAGTCGGAATCGTCCCCATAGTCCTCTTCCCACTCCTTAATTATCTTTTTATTGGTCTTTTTTGCGTCCCTTGAATCTACTTGAAGAGTCCACCACCGGTGGCGGTACTTGCCAAAGAACTGCCTGAACTTGCCCGTATTCCGGGTAGGGTTGCCAAAGCATATCATCATGGCCCCGTCCGTGGTCATGGCCCCTTCAGCAACTTCATATATGCCGTCGTCCACGGCGCTCGCTTCATCTAAAATCACCATTACGTGCTTGTCATGGGTCCCGGCGAAAGATTCAGAATTGGTGGCCGACCATGCAACGGCGGCAGCGTACCAGTTTTCAGGGTGAGAGGCGTGTGAAAACCGGGTGGCGGTCCACTTAAACCACTCCTTTATCGCCGACAACTTGTGCCATTTAGCAAGCTCGCGCCACGTCTTAGTCATTAATTGGGTCTGAGTATTGGCAGTTACAACTATCTGCGGAAATTCACGAGTGGCCATGAACCATAAGATTATCCAGGCCACCAGGGCCGTCTTCCCTACTCCGTGCCCCGACGCCACAGCGATGCGGACGGCATCCCATACGTTCGTTAACTCATTCCTTTCACATACTTCCCTGATATGCTCCAATACCTCTATCTGCCACTTGTCCGGGCCGTCTTCATCCTTTAGCGGAGTCCCTTCCTTGCCCCATGGGAACACGAAATACACAAACCCTAACGGGTCGTTTTCAAACTCGGCAACTAGGTCTATTATGCCCTGGTCAATGGCGGAAGCTTTCACTTTTTCCCCTTATAATATATATACGTGCGCGTACGCGTTCTATTTTCCTTTCGGCTCGTTCGAACCGTTCAGTTTTCCGGACCTGACGTCCGCCTTATTAAATTCCCGGGCCACAGATGCTGGAATGTTGCGGAGCCCCGGGCTTTTAGGCTTCCACCCATGGGCGATCGCCGCCATCGTCCGGGCCTGCTTTAAAGTCTTGCTTGGCACTATTTAACGGCTTCCAGGATAAATTTTGATCCGTCCCCGCCAGATTCACCGATACGCTTCGCCCGGGCACGTTCCTTGGCATCAATAAGCCTCTTGCTGAAGTCATCGGAGCCCGGGGACAGTTCAATCCTGTCCCCGTACCCCCGGTCACGGCCCTTGGTCTTCAACATAAAGACAATGGCCCGCATGTCCCCCTCAACTACCTTCTTGACCAGCTCCTCCTCCGCTATATCAACTATATCTGAATATATAGAATCCATGATCTTCTTAAATTCCGGATTGCTTTTTCTACTGACGCCCACGAACGCCGGGCCCACCCCGGTGGCCCGGCGCGCCCGGGAAACGTTGCCGTGGAACAGAAGAAGGTTTATCAGGAACCGCTTCTGAATGGCTATGGATTTAAGGTGACTTTGAAGCTGACTGGGGTTAAGGTCCTTCTTTACCGGAATTTCATCTATCCGGTTTTCGATATCGGTTACCCTGTCAGTGTATTCCTCGATATCAAACGCTTTCTGTTCGTCCGTAGGGTCTGGCATAGGGCTCCCTTATCTTTATGAGAAGTTTAACACACAGAAGGGTATTCTGTCAATATATTATCCCTTCATATTTATCATCCGCCATACGTCTTCATATTCAGGATATCCGTCCTCCCATAGCGCTAGCACTTTGAACGTATGAATGTCCGCCGACCGGAGTTCCTTCCACCGGGACGTGGGTATTACACAATATCCATACATTATATCGTTTTTGGAAAATGCAGTAAGGATGCCGGTGGGAACCGGGTGCCGGTCCCATAGCTCCAGCCACGTAAGCTGGGGCCTGGAAAGGTTGGGCCGGACCATCTTATCAAATCTGGGGACCGGCATGTGCTTGATCTCGATAAACATCCCCTGACCCTCAGGGCCCGATATCAATACGTCCGGATGCCCGATATGATTCATCACGTTGTACGACTGGACCTTTATGCCCGCCTTCCGCATACGCATGCCCCACTTCGACTGAAACATTCTTTCATTCATCGGACACCTCCCTATGCGACGCCGTTATCTGACTATGCTCGCCGCATCCTTCATCATGTGAAGCTACCGGCGTTAACGACATTTCTGACCCCGGATCCATGCACTCTCCCGCAGACGTTGTAAAGCCGCCCCGCGTCAACGTAACCCGTTTGTCCATGAACAGGGCGCAGGAGCCGCATGTGCGGGGGCCCGGCCCGGGGGCCTTAACGGGAGGGGACGGGCCCCTGACCCTTTCTACCCTGTGTACAATCTTCTTCATGAACCGGCGTCCTCCATAAATATGTCAAGGCCCGAATATATCAGGCCCCTTATCACGTCCTTATACTGCGCCCCGGACTGCTTCATTATTAGGTCCACGTCCCCTTCCCATATGAACATCGTAAATGAGGACGACTCGTTTCGCGTATGCACGCTTCTATTGCACCGGCGGACGGCAAAGGCTATTATGGACTGGTCACATTCACCGACGACGTTGGAAATAATCCCCCGGGCCAGCGATGAGGAAGCGACGCCATACCTTCCAGCCATTCTCCTTAGCTTATTCAACATATCATTATTTACCCGCATGCGGACCTTTGACGTCTGCTTTACAACCGTCAGCGCCGGGGCAAACTCATCGGTGAATCCGTCGCCGTACAGCGCACGGCCAATAAACTTCCTGATGAGGTGCTGCGACGTCACATCAGCCTCCCCGGCCATGGTGGAAAGGTCATCCTTCATTTTCCGGAACATGGAGACTCTGACGTTTGTGGAGCCTTTAGGGGCAGATGAGGATAGGGGTGTGGAATCCTGTATTACTTTATCTATATCTAGTGGCATGTTCGCATACTCCATGTTGTATGGGTTATTGAGTGTTGCACTATAAATACATTGTACCATGCTCAGGGCCCCCGGCACAATATACATTTAAATTGGTGGGTATGATATACAATTATTGCAATATGCCCCCGGAAATTTGAACGTGGCACCGTAGCATCTCCGAGAAATTTCTTTTTTTTATTGCTCTGTTCCCGGAGAGGCGCCACGGCGCCACACATGCACAGGAACCGCGTCCCTAGCGGCCAAAATACGTTGCATCTCATAAGCTACATTAATGCCACGGTGTCACAGCCGCGTTCCTAGCGGCCAGAGCGCATATTGGCATCGAGAGCGCTAATATGGCAATATGCACAGGAACCGCGTCCCTAGCGGCCAGAGGTACGTGGCACTGAGAAGCTACATGAACGTGGCATTACATATGCAACGGTGTCACAGCCGCGTCCCTAGCGGTCAGAAATATCTGATTTAGACCAAATCAATTTTTAGACTGAGTTTAAATTATATGTTCGTTATATGTTCGTTTTCTACGTGGCACACATATGCAACGGCGCCACACGTGGCATTTAAGAATAGCAATGCAACGTATTGGCGCCACACGTGGCATACATATGCAACGGTGCCACGTTTTCATTTATATGGATGTAGTGATAATATAACACGAAAAAGTTTAGAGGGTCGTGAGCATGGGGGGGAAATTAATATTAATATGTGAAAACTGTACTGGTACAACACAGAAGGGGATCGGAAATATCATGAACGTCATTTTAAAATGAATGATAAAAAGGGTCGTTTATTTTTTTGTAATTTATAATGCCACAGGCGTGGGGCATATAAAATGTAATGTTGATACAACACAGAAAGGGGGAAGGTTCGTGGAAGAATACCTAGGATGGTAGGGGATCGGGGGCCGGAGGTTCCGGCCCGGCGAATCCCCCCCTATACTTAACCGTAGGAGACATGAAATGAACGCAAAAGAACGCCTTACCAACGCCTTCTCAAAGGCCAACGTCCCGTTGAATAAGAAAAACTTGGACCTGTACATCGAGTACAGGGCCAAGCAGATGGCGGTCTCGAAGGAGGCCGCCATGAGATGGGCGTTGAAGACCGGTAGCCACGGAGACGTCTCCGTGGCGTTTACCACCGAACTGGTAGACCAGTTTGGTAAACTGGCGGTAAACTAGGGTTTACCGTGGGCCCCCGAAAGGGGGCCTTTTTTATTGCCCCGGCGCCCGCGGCGCCCGGCCCTTCGGTAAAAACAAAAAATGAAAGGGAAAGAAGATGAAAAACATTAAAAGAATTCCGGCTCCCCGGTGGGAGTTCGTTCAGTACTCGGCTATGGGCTCATGGAACAAATACGTTCCATGGCAAGCCCGGGGATGGCGGCTAAACCCGAAACCGTTCATCAAATACTTGGTGAGCGGAGTAGGTGTTCGGCGGGGTCAGATTGCGACGGTGCAAGAGCACGTCGCGTACTTCGGTTGATAACAAAGGAGGTGAACGTAATGATGACCAGTAGAGAGTTGATTGAAAAGGCGATCGATCTTGAGTTGAAGATCGTGAGCCTTAATGGCTCCATCGCCTATCTGGTGATGGAAAAGGTAAATGCCGCAGGATCGCTGTCCGCGTTTGAGAACGCGAACAACAAGATCAACACCTTCCGGAGGGACCGGAAAGCATTGATAGATGAGTTGGCCGAGGTCGAAAGGGCCATAACCTCGTAACCCGAAAGGAGGGAGTATGGGTATATTGCTGGGGGCGCTGCTAGGAATAGTAGCGCTAATAGGGGCCATATTAATCTTAATTGATTAACTGGCCCCTGGGCCCCCGAAAGGGGGCCTTTTTTATTGTCCCGGGGACGCACCGTTCCACGGGGTATTAATCTTAATTGATTAACTGGCCCCTGGGCCCCCGAAAGGGGGCCTTTTTTATTGTCCCGGGGACGCACCGTTCCACGGGCAACGGTCCGTTGCCCGGGTGCATGAACGGGTGCATGAACGGGTGTATGAAAAAGTATACAATGTATGAAAAAGTATACATGTACATTCGTTGTATATTCATGTACATTCGTTGTATATTCATGGCCCATGGGCCGTTGATCGGGGGCCTAGAAGTATGTTTATGAGCCGTTGACCGGGGGCCCGGAAAGTATGTTTATGAGCCGTTGATCGGGGGCCCCGAAAAGTACGTTTATGGATGCCGGATCCGGGCCCGGAATTACGCCGACGCTTCCTAGGTTTAGGACCTAGGGGCCCCGAACCCCGAACCCCGAATCACTAGATAAATTTATTTGATGAATTAATGAATTATCAAATTATTGGGCCCTTGTTCCCTGGGGCCTTTTTTCGGGTATTATTTTTTTACATTAGATGCCAAATAGACGCCAAATATACATTCGTTGTACATGTATACTCTTTCATACATTGTATACTCTTTCATACAATGTCAACAACCCAAAAGGAGGCTATTATGGACCAAAGAGTGCTGGAAGCTGTAGATGCGTATAAAAAGGACAAACAAGCTGAAGAGAAACTCCGAAAGAAGGCATCGGACCAAAGGGCCGTCGACAACCGGTCCCGGGACGCCACTAACCGGGCAAGGACCCAGGACAACCGGTCCCGGCGGATCAGAAAGGAACAGGCCCGGGTAGCCCGTCTCAAGGCCCGGGCTGCCCTCCCCAAGGCCCGTCCCGCCGTGGACCCGGCGCCGACGTCGACGCCAAGGACGCCAAGGGAAAGGATCCGCTCCGCCGTGGATCCTCGATTTGATTGCCTGATCAATTTGTCCTTAGAGGAGGCCCGGCGAGCCTCTTCAGTGTCCGTGGAACGGGCCCGTCTCCGGCGGGCAGGGATAATAAGTTAAGGAGGTGACCGATGGAAAATGAAAGGGCCAAAGAACTGGCAGCCGACATCATTTCCCTGGGCCGTGACTTCATGGCAATGAGAAAGGGGCCCGGAGGGGTCAGTCCCAGGGAGCAAAAGCTCTACCGGGACCGGGTGAATGAGGCCATCCGGTCCGCTGACATGGAGACGTTCCATGAGGCGATGAGGATGGCGATGGAGGAAGACGTCTGATCCGGTGTTCCCTTTCCAGGGGCGCCATCCGGCGCCCCCGGGCGGGGCCAATATCGGTCCGGGACCATTAACCACTTTTTAGGAGACTGTTATGAAGACGAAGACGAAGACGAAGGCAAAAGATCGGATCATGAAGAGCCTGGAGGCTGACGCCATATCCCTGATGGACGCGGCGACGGTGAAGGCCATCGAGGCCAACATCAAGGCGTCGGGAGTAAAGGTTTCCGTAGAGGACGTGGTGCGGACCTTCCGCAACAGCAAGTCCAATTACGGACCGGACCAATTGGCCCGGTACTTCAGCAGATGCTTTGAGCGAGGAGCCCTAGTCGGCCCCAAGAAGATCGCAAAAAGGTTCGCCGGTGAGGCGGCGACCGGTAAGGCGGCGAAGCAAGCTTCCAAGGCCGCATAGGAGGCGGGCGGGGGCTCCGGCCCTCGCCGTTTCAATCCACAACGTATATAGACACGCGATGCGGTGCGTGATATGCTGGAGATGTGCGTCCGGGAGCACATGTAAAGGAAAGGGGACAACATGGTACAGTACGTTATTGTGAGCCGTCATCCGGCGGCGATAGAGTTTATTCGACGTCACAAGCCAGAATTCGCCGATGCGCCTGTAGTGGCGTCGGCTGACGTTAATGATGTAAAGGGCAAGGTAATAGCGGGAAACGTCCCGCTGTCCTTGGCGGCTCACGCCGCTTCGATCTTCGCGGTGGAGTTTAGCGGTGATTCACCGCGCGGCGTTGAATACGACGTCTCCGACATGCAGGCGGCGGGCGCCTGCATGAAGGAATACAAGGTTCTGTCTGCCAGCCAGGTCGCGGCATTGGCAGAAGCCGCGCATCAAGACGGTGCGCAATTCATGGGCGAGGCGATCTGGGGGGCGTGAATCTACGCCGTGTAACCTACAAAATGGAGAGGATATATGGGAATGAAATTCGAGATCAAACGCAAATTCAACGGACCGGTGCTATTCAGCGCCGAAGCGGAAAATATAACCGCTGCCGTCGAGGCGGCGGTTAAAGGCAAAGTGAAACTGCGCGGCGCGAACCTATGCGGCGCGAACCTATATGGCGCGGACCTGCGCGGCGCGAACCTATGCGGC